TTCCGTGAACCTATGGGATCCACCGTCACGGCGGCCGACTATTCATCTATCCTGTCCTCATTACAAGGTACTACACCCGTGTAGTCTGTTGGCATTTACGAAATCAACAAGGAACGTGTCTTTACTGACCGTTCTTTCTCGTCGATGCATCGATTTAGCGCGGAAAATAACCGCTTTGGGCATTTAAGGATAGACCCCATCTCCTCCTCTCTAGCAAGCTAGAAGGAGGGCTGACGGCTTAGAAAGTTCACACTGAGTAGTGATCCGGTAAGGAAACTGACAGATGTCAGTATCACACATCGGATGTACTTCAGGATTCTTTCGAAGCCATCGGAGCACCTGTGAATCAGGACCTCGATATTTCATGAGGTTGTCATCCACAAGTGTTTTGGAGAATGGGGCTTTGAGCCGGACCTTGCGGTCTTTCGGATCCAATATTGAATTCTTCAAGCACTCATTTGATTGCCAAAACTGGTATTGCTTGGCTCGATGTAGCGGGACATCTGCTGGATCATCTGATATAAGGCACCTTTTCTTTAGTGCTTCAGGAGAACCGCAGGTCGAACGCCACAGAGCTGTAGCAAATTTCCTTTGGAAATCGGTAATGGTGAAGGGTACGTGCTGATCAAACGAAAGTCCACCGCGTTCTGCGGGTAGACAAAGGTTGAACAGACCGTTACTTGTAACCTTCCGGATTTCATCGATGTGATAATGGATGAACCGACGATGGAGTCTCTCTTTGTTGAGAGAACCAAGCATCATCCAGTTGTAGTGATCCCAAATTGGGCCACTAGCAATCTCTTTGCGTTCCGAATTTGGACCAGCAAAGAGCGCTGAACAACTGAGATAATGATATTTCCTAAAGCCAGTTGGCTTTCGCTCCCACAACTCACTGTTGACAGTTAAGAGTTGTTTGTGGATGTAATTCTTACCCACAGAGAGTGTCAGGCCCACCTCTTTGATTGACTGTTTCCAGCAATCATAATGTCGAGGATTGGACTTGAAAAGGATATCGTCACCGTTGACCAGGAGGTCATCGAGTTCATCGATCAAGACATCACGTCCGTGATACCTTTCGAGGGAATTCCAGTATGCCACCATATTGATAATACAGAGGAAGGGAAAGCTGAGTTTAGATCCCATCAGCTGGCCGTTCTGCTGCTGCACTGGTTCAAAATCCTTGTAATGAATCTTCTGTTCTAGAAGTTCAGACTCAAGAACCTCAGTAACTTCAGGTGTCCAAGTTGGACATATGAGTTGCTGATGATCAGTGAAAGCACGCAAGGCGTCCTTCGTCTGTCGTATATCAATACCATCCGTTGCCGCTGAGTAATCTCCGGATACCCAGAAATCAAATTCTGGATTTCGGTAGAAAGAATTAGACTCGAGTAGTTTGAGATGTTCCTCTCGCATGACCCCTTTCGTGAGGTCGAAGCAATTGAAACGTCCCAAGTGTTGCCAAAGTGCTCTTTGAGCAAATGCCGACAGCCAGGATCTGGCTGCTGGTCCCTTTGTGACAACACGGACTTTAAGTGGTTCGGCGAGTGCACTGGTGTGCACACACCGCTCGAATCCTTCAGGCGCTAGAAGAGCTTTGGTGTCAAACCAACCAAGGGTGCTCACGCAACCATGGAACTCTTTTATCCCAGTCCTGTTTTCTACTTGACTTGTATCACTCTTTCGATCAATCTCAACCATTTTGATTAGGCCGTACTCAAGATCGAGCTTGTTTTCGAACAAGTTTCCTTTGAGGTAGCCATATCCACCGCCATTACTCCTGTTTTGCTCAAACGAAGCAGAAGTCGTAGGATCCACACCATTCAAGGTGGGTCTACAGGCCGGCATGGAAGAGAAGATCTCAGCATACTTCTCACGACAATTGACGTAGTCGTTGAGAGGTTGGGCACCAAGGCCCGCGGAATGATCCTCAAGACCCTTCTTCAAGAAGGTCTCATCAACTGTACTGCAGCCTCTTTTAACTCCTTGGAGTATGTTCCAGAACACCTGGGTGTTCTTGGTACTTTTAGAGACAATGCGAGATTTCAGGTAGCGTTTGAGCGCGCCTTTAAACAGTGGATTGGACTTGAAGGTCTTTGGGATCGGTGGTAAATCATTGTTCATGTACTTAGCCATCGGATAGGCCAAACAATATTTTGCATGTTTGACAAATTCTGATGCTTTCCATGAGAGTGCTTCTTGAAAAATAACCATTAATGATTCATGTGGAAATCCTAAAAGTTTCTCGTCAGAGTCTATCAGAACTTCTAGATAGGCTCGAGTAAACTTGCAGGCATCAAGAAAGACACCGGTATTACCTGGTGCCTTCCACATGATCAGCTTCTTTTTTCTACAAACTTTTACCTGTTTCAGGCCGACGTATTTGGCATACTCCTCAATTGGAGTCGCCGCGTCTAACTGACTTGACAGGTGCTCTGTTCCTGGGCCACCCCGGGACAGGGCAACACTTAACACATCAAACAGCTTCAATACTGTGAATTTTACATCAGTAGAAGAAGTACGCTTGAACTTTTGTTTCGCGTTACTTAGAGATCCTCGGATCTCTGGGTGGGAAGAGGCTTGCGCCAACTCCCCATTGCGCCCACTTGTTGGGCGACTAGAACGTGTATCCATCTGGA